TAATATTAAAAAATATTTTACCTTTGCATCAGAAAGACCTGACGATCTTACAGCTCAAGCTATGGCTACTAAAACATTTCAAGTCAAAGCAGCTCAAGAAGCTATTGATGGAGCCTTTGATACCATCATTAACACTACGCAAAAAGCCGTAGGTGCAGGAACAATAAATCAAACTAATGCTTTAGCTCTATCAAGAAACATAGAAGACTTTATGTTTCCTAAAATTAGAATTGATTTTCAAACACCTAACATGAAAGCAGTAGATAAAAAAAGATCAGCAAAAAAATTGCAACAACAAGCTGAACAAAACATTAAAGATTTAGAAGCTAGGTACATTAACTATAATTCTATGGGACTTGGGGAAGGTTTAAAAATATCTACGTTGTTAAAAAACAACAGAGATGTATTTGATACTTATTCTCAAAATGTTTTAAATTATAGTGATGAAACTGCTGATGGTTTCATGCACTTGTTTATACCAAAGGAAGTTAGAGATGCTATAGCAGAGAATGCAGGCTTGTATGGCACTAGAGTATACAAAGCTATAGTTGATAAGGGCTATACTATTAATCCAGAGTTTCAAAAGAAAGCTTTAATAGAAATACAGAATGCGTTTGAGCTCAACCCACAACAGGCAAGAGATGCCTTTGGAGAATTAATAAACCCTGGGCCTAAAAATAAAACTGCTCATAGTTTTGAAACAGATCAGATGATCTTGCAAGGATTAAATGCAGACAAAGCTATATTAAAAGGTAGAACATTAAACAATCTCCCAGAAACAAGAAGAGCATTAGGAGAATCAGCTGGTTACTTACAAGGAGATTGGAAGTCTGCTTTAAATAATACTAAGCTTACTGCCAGTGTTACATCTCAAAAACTTTCTAGCTTAGTAGCTAAGACAGAAATGTTTAACAACTTAAAACAATTAGATTCTGTTGCTGAGAAGTCAGGCGGAGTTAAGTTTTTAAAACCAAAAGATTTTGGCAAGCAACAAGACGGAACATTTGCACCAGAAATAACAACAACCAATCCTAATAATATAAATGAAAGCATTACATTCAAAAGATTTGGAAATGACTCTGGTGCACTGTCAGGATCTTATGCAAGAGCAGATGTTCACGATGCTTTAATGGATGCGGTGACTGATCAAAAAGCTCAATGGCCTGTACTTGGAAAGGCTTACACAGCCATGCTAGCTACTAAAGCAGCATCTCAGTATGGTAAGACAGTCCTCTCTCCTGGTGCACAGGTAAGAAACTTTACTAGTATTCCTTTCTTCTCATTACTTAATGGTAATGTTGGAACTACAGGTAGGTTTGTTGACGCAGTATCAACAAGTTTTGCTGGTCTACTTGATCCAAAGAAGAGAGTATTAAAAGCTGACAAGATTAAAGAACTTATAGAAGAAGGCATGATGCAAAAGGGTGGTGCTCAACTTGGAGAAACATTAGAGTTAGCAAAACTTGCTGCTGAAAGAAGTGGTTTAGCTTCTAAGTTTGGTAGAGCCGCAGACGCAAGTGGCATAAGAATGTTTGAAAAAGCTTATGGTATGACTGATGATGCTGGTCGTGTGTTTGGATACTTGAATGAGAAAGAAAGGCTCATGCAATCATTGCTTAAAGAATCTGATTCATTAGTACCAGTAGAGGCTGCTAAAAATATTGTAAAGTTTGCCGATGATATAAAAGCAGGTAAAGGTGGTGCATTGATAAGGCCATCTGAAATTATTAGTAAGTATGGCGATGAAGGATTAGAGATGTTTGTAAGAGGTGAGGCAGGAGAGATAGCTGCTAACACTATACAGAATTATCAAAGAGTAGTCCCTGCCGTTGGTAAGGTAATAAGATACTCACCCTTTGGTAACTTCGTTGCTTTCCCTGCTGAGATAATGAGAAATACAACCAACGCTGTATCAAGAGGCATAAAAGAATTAGCTAGTGACAATAAAGAAATACAAAAGATAGGCATGAGAAGATTGACAGGAGCTGTTACTACTACAACTGCTTTACCTGCTGGTCTAGTAGCTCTTGGATCAGCACTAACAGGAGTAAATAAAGAAAAGATAGACTCATACAAAAGATCGTTTGCTGCACCTTGGGATAGAACAGCATCACTAATACCTATAGCTTCTGATAAGGATGGCAATCCAACACAGTTTATAAACTTTAGTTACATGAACCCATACGATTATCTTAAAAGACCCATAACAAGAGTCATGCAAGAAGTTGCTAATGGTCAAAGAGACGAAGAGACATTACAAAAAATATTATTCGATGGAACAGTTGGTGCTGTTGGTGAGATGTTCCAACCATTTGTAGAGCCAGCGTTTTCTGCACAAGCATTACTTGATTCTATAGATGGAGAAACATCAACAGGTAAAAAGATATGGGGAGTGTCGGATAGTCCAGGAGATAAAGTGGCTAAAGGAATGTATCACTTTGCAGACACGGCTATACCAACTATTAGTCCTTATAGAATACAACCAAACCTAGGTGCTAACAAAGGAGTGTTCGGAGTATCTCCACCAGAGTTAGTAGAAAAAAACTTTCCTCGTTCAGTATTTGGTAGCACCGATAAGAAAGGAGAAGATTCAATTAAAGATAGGATGGGTAATGTTATAGATGTAGAAGAAACATTAGTACAAGCATTTAGTGGATTAAAAGTAGTCAAGCCACAGGTTGATAGATCTTTAAGATACAGAGGTTTTGAAGCTAATGATTCTATAAGAGATGCTACTAATACTTTTAATAGATTACTTAGAAGTAATGATCCAAGACAAGCACAAGAATTGTTACAAGGCTACATGAATCAAAACGAAAGCAGGTTTAAATCATTAAGAGATTTGTACACAGCAATAGAAGACGCTAGAACTTTAGGATTATCAGAGCAACAGATTAAAAATGAACTAAAAGATGCCAAGGTTGCTAACTACGAGACAGTCATGAGAGGAATATTCAAACCTATAACAGTAGATCCAAATTTAGTAAGAGAGGCACGAATGAGAGGATCGCAAGTCAGCCCAGAAGCTTTCCCTATTGCTGAACAAAAACTAAGACAAGACCTTACAGGTAGATTTATTAATCCTTTAGATCAACAAAGATCAAGAGCAGCTCAAGTATTAAGAGAAGAAGAAGAAAGAAAACTACGAGGACTCTAACTTGTACAACAAATACGGGGCAAAGAAAGTAAAGCTAGACGGCTATACTTTTGACAGTAAGCTTGAGGCCGCTAGATACAATCACCTTAAAGAACTAGAAGAGCAAGGCCTAATCTCTGACATAGAAATACATCCACCCTTCCCATGTTTTGTTAATGAGAAGAAGGTATGTCTTTACAAGGCTGACTTTAAATATAAGAACATCAATGGTGATGAGATCATAGAAGATACTAAGGGCATAGAGACACCCATGTTTAGATTAAAGAAGAAACTTGTTGAAGCTCTCTACCCCGATATAAAAATTATAATAGTAAAGAAAGCCAGGGATTAGAAAGGCGTACCTGTCTCAACCCAGGGTCTAATGCTTGAGATACTTCCATCCATTAACTTCTTAATAGCATCACACTGCTCTAGTAATTCTTTTGGAAAGCCACTGTTGATTACTTCTATCAGCTCCTCACTAGAATAAAGGTTGTCTTCTTTAGATCCTTTCTTCTCAGCTACATTAATAAACTTAAAGCCATCCTTCTCATACATAACAAAGTTATCATCCACTTCGATAACAGTAGCTGGTATCAGCTCTGGTATATAGTTATGTCTTGGACATCCCTTAGTCTGTCTCTCTTCGCTTATCTTCTTGTCATGCTGTGAACACTGCCAATGTGCATCCCCTTTCTTTACATCAACACTAGAGAAGCGACATGATCTACAGTGAACTTTATCTGGTAAAGATCTGCCAAGGTATGCGGCCCTCTCCTTAACAGACATGAAGCTACGGATTCTGTAGTCAGTCTCGGGTATGTAATTGTCTGGTGGTGTATTGGTTAGCAATAGATTCTCAGCCTTCTCCATCAACATCTCAAACTTTAAGTAATCAAAGTCAACGATCTCCGTATACAGAGCTGAGTTGTTCTTGTTATAAACAATGGCTATGCAATGATCTAATTTAAACAGCCCCATGTATAGATGGATCTGTGCGTCATACTCTTCTGACCAGTTGCAATAGCTACCTAGCTTCTCTAGGTTCTTGAAACGACTATCGTTAGCTGTCTTGAATTCTAATAAGTATCTGGTGTTCTCTCTTAAGCCTGGTAAGTTCTCAGCCATACCATCCATGTGTCCCTTGACATGCCCTCCAAGGGCTTCAGTTCTAAACTGCTTGCCGTCCTCTTGTACGTCATAGATGATTGCGTTTGGTATCTTACGTAGCTTCTCAATCAAATGTTCTTCTACTACGTTACCCAGGTCTAGTAGTCTGAGAACTCTTGGCTCCCAATCGTCTGGCATAAGCCAGCGGTATCTCATCCAAAGGAGTCTCTGATTAGGATTACCGATACCACTGATGCCTAAATAAAATCGTTGCCTTCTCTCGGCATTTGTTTCTACCTCATCTAGTAGGTTGTTAATTGTCATTAGGTTGATACTCCTCTGCT